TCCTGTAGATACTCTAGCAACAGATAGTGATGTTGATCCAATCCCTACTCCACTAGAAGATAGAGCCATGAGTGAAGTATTAGCAGTAATAGCAACAGAAACATTAGGATGGAATTCTACTATTATATCACCACCACTAATGGAAGAATTGAAAGTACCTAATCCAGAACTTGTTCCGCCCAAAGTATTAGTTAAATCGCCATATTCCACCATATAAACATCAGTTCCATCATGACATAAACTCAATTCTTGAACAGCTAGATTTCCTCCAGTGTCCTCAAGTTGAACATGAACTTTAGCTGATGTATAATCGGTTGAGATTGCAACCAAAGTGTCCTTTGTGACTCCTGCACCAACATTTACATAATAACCTGTTACTATACCAACAGTACCTAAATCCAGTTGCTCAGAGAGAATATCATCATTTAAAGTTCCCAAATCTACAACAGAAACTGCATAATTATTATATTCTGATTTAATGGGATTCCAAGTCAATCTCCAGTTATCAGCTTCAACAGAATAGTCATAAGATCCTAATCCACCATAAGGATAGGTATAAATGGTAGCATATTGGTTACTATACGCAATATTCTTATATTGAAGAAGTGAAACAATAGAGAATTGTCTTTCATCAGTATAAGTGGTATCCTGAGCAAAAGTGAATATCTTATTGTAGGTTCTATCAAAAGCAAAAGCTGCAACAGGACTACTACTAGTAGCTCTAGGATTACTATTGAAAGTACTACTCATATCATCAATAGTAAGAACTCTATTACCAACGGATTCATAGAAATCTGTAAGAGTCCTATTTTTAAAATCGATAGTTGTGGAAATGTTTATATCACCAATTTCAATAGTTCCTTCAGTTACATAATCAAAATCATAATAACAATTAAAGTCACCATATCCAACAATTTCGTTTACAATCTCAATGTTAGTATCTTCAGGTAGAGTCAACATGCTATCAGCACTATCACTCTCAATCACAAGATCGCTGAATTTAGCAAATCCTGAAGTATGGTTTAGAGAACTTACTGGATCATCCCAAGTTTGAAGAGGAACTCTAGATTCTAGTGAATATGAGAAGTTCTGGTAGTACTCATTATTAGGCAATTTCTGCAAACTGTCATTTAAGAATCCACTATTACTTTGCCATCCACTATAGACTGTCGTACCAGCACCTATAAGAATTTCAGAGTTAAAATCAATCTTGGTCTCAATCACACCCTGAGTGTTAGAACTTTTACCTTTTACAATACTTCCAACTGTAAATTCCTTACCAGTAGTAATTTTTAACTGCTCTATCTTAGGATTCCAATTCTCAACGTATCCTACCTTTCCATCACTAATAACTTCTTCATCTTTGAAGAAATTATTCTTCTTAAGGACTGAATTATAGATTGGGAAATCAATTTCTGAAATAACTCTAGCGCTAGAGTTAGATGTATCTATAGTTCCAGGAACATCTCCAACACCAAGATAATCAGTCAGTTTATACTCAATCCAAGCACCTGTTCCTCCAAGTTGACTATCTGCATTACTAACTTCAAATAGTGAGTAGTTATAGTTCTCTGAATTGTATCCAGTTCCAGTAGAACCAACGCCAACACTAACATTTTCCACCATAATCTTGGATCCTGGATTATAGGGAAAATCTAGAGGATCGCTAAAGGTTGCATCTGGGAAAATCCTTACAGTCTTGGTAGATGCGTTATAAGTGAGTGATGAGAACCCAACACCATTAGAATTCCTTATGGGAATAATAGTAGGAGGTACATCATAAATTCCAGTAGTATTTTGAAGAATAGTGACTTGTTTATCACCTAATTTATAAGTGATGTCAATATTAGGAACAATCTTACCAGTATAACCATCTTTTACCAATATTTTAGGAGATACAAGGTAATTTCTTCCTGCGGAGGCAATTCCAATACTTTCAAAGGAAGCAAGAGCTTCAATCTTCAATATTTCAGGAAGATTAGCAATAGCTCTTAAAGTAGTGTCTGTTGGATAGTCAAATCCAATAGAACCCATCCTACTATTCAATACTTTGCCAATATTATTGCTTTGTGCGTTTATAATGGCTCCAGTACCTTTGTCACTAGTAACTGAATTTATTTTTGGTAAAGATTTGTAACCATTACCATCATTCAACATTTTAATTTTAGTAATAGTACCTTCTGTTGTTAGTGCATCTGTTTCATAGGTTAAATCCGAATTAGTATCATTATAAGTGAAAATATCAGGGATTTGTCCAATATTGAAGGTGAACGTAGTAGTTCCAATTCCAGTAAGATTATGTTTTCCATCATAAGCCGTTTTTACTATAAAAATCTTATTATATGGATTTACGTCTTTATCAATTACTAGTTGACTCTTAAGTGTTGGAATAATATCCAAATTATCCAGTTGGAACTTGTAATATAGACTTTGAGGGATGTTTTCATCAACTTTAATAGTCAAATGAGCACTTGCATCAATACCAATCTTACCACTAGAGGTAACTTCAAACTCTCTATTAGATTTGGAGGTTAAAAATCTATTATTAAATCCAGAATCAGTAAAAATATCCAAACTAAAGGCAGAATAGGTAATCCCATTCTGAATAAATGACAAAGATGGGTCTGAAAGGTCAAATTTCAGTTTTTGACCTCTTTTTACATTTATTAGAGGATTAATCTTTGATAGAGTTCCAGCTGAAGCGCTTGTAAGATTAACAAAAGCGGGATTTTCTTCATTTAATTGGAATTTTTCCTCAACAAGACGAATTTTGTTTCCACTGAAGGGAATAACATAATACATTGCTTCATTTACTAATCCACCAACGGGAGTAGAAGCTGTATGAATGACTTTATCACCTTTTTTAAACTTATGAAGGGTAAAGGTGATAGTATTCATTATAGTATCAACATCACCAGATGCAAATGTCACTGGATCACATATTATTCTTCTATTATAATCATTATACTTAATAGTAAGAGTTTTAATATCTTTTGGCTCAATAGACAAATAAACCTTGTCACTAGTTCCATTTTGATTACTCAAAAGAGTACTCTTCAACCCATGTGTCGATGCGGTAGAGACTGTAACTATATTTTTATCAACTTGTCCAGTAATAACATTGGTTAATGATGTTTTGAAGCTCTGATATACACCAGTTCCAATATTTGTAAAATAAAGGAGTCCATTAGTTGTATTAATACCTACAAAACCTGTTGTTGTCATTCCAACTCTAGTGGATGACACTCCAATAAAGTTACGACCTATAGGTGCAGCATATAACTTCTCATAATGTAAAAGATTTCTATATGGTTCTCCTTCAATACCATTCCAAGTAACAATAGATGTTCCACCATTAGGTCTATAATAAAGAATATCATTTAATTGTAACTTATGATCCTCTATGTAAATGGATTGAGGCTCAACAAATACTTGAGTGACTCCTACACCAGGCATGGAAAATACTATGGTATTTCCAACACCAACTCCAGTTACTGTACCCAATCCAACAGATTCGGCAGGGTTAAAATACTCTTCCCTATTGAGTCTAAAAGTTTTAGTAGTTTTCAGAGATCCTACATTAACTTTAAACTTCCTGGGATCTTCAAATAACTGAGTAAGACTAGTATATGCAGTTCCTACTGTACCACCATACTCTCTCAATACCCGAATTCTTTCAGTTCTTCCATCTACGTTAAGAACTTTAACTTTTTCTGTCCCAATACCCAAAATATCATTTTCACGAATATATGGGAATTCTAAAAGTCCAGAAACATAGAAATATGTGGTCAAACCAGTGGTAGCTGTACTAGCTATTCCCAAAGTTGTAACAAAATTATCAGATCTAATTCCAATAGTATAAGATCCATCAAATCCATCAAAATATTCAGACAATCCAGAAATATTAACAATATCAAAATTCTCTAGATCATGAGGTTGAGTATTAAAACCAACAAATGATCTTCTACTATCAGTAGCTGAAAATTCAACACCATAAAATACAGTAGTTGCACAACTAACAGTATTAATAGTTTTACCTGATACTCTTTCTACTCTAGCAGAAGCATCTTGACCTTCTGTTCCATCATTATCAAAAACTAATCTATCATTAACTTTATAAATGCTACCACCAGTAATAATTCCTACACCTTCAATAGTACCAATAGAAGTTCCTTGAATCTCAACAGTAGATTCTACAATCTTATTAGAATTGAAGACATAATCATAACTACTCTTATCATCATTGGTATGATATACTTTAGTATTTCTAAACCAACCCTTATCCTCAATATCATAAGATGTTTGATTTGAATCTTTACCAAAATTGAAGATGTTAGGCTCTGATTCAAAAGTATTGCCAATAATATAAGGGAAAGCAGGTCTCTTATAATTTGTGAATGGACCTTCAGAATCCACACTAATCATATTAAAAGTAGCAAAATAACAATACTTACCAAGAGGGAAATCTGGAGTAATACAGAATCTGCCATTATGGTCATCTAAGTCTCCTCTCTCAGTGAAGATATAATCCTCAACAAAGAATCCACCACCAAAAAGTGAAGTTGGTGGTCTATGAGTTTCATCAACACTTAATTCATAACCAGATTGAATCTGCTTGATATTACCACCATCAGCATTAGTATAACCATAAGGACCATAAATTGGATTTCCATCATATGCCCATCCCAAAATAGGAGAGTGATAATTGCTGGCTATCTCAACACCATTCTGTACCTTTAAATCAGGAACACCATAAAGAGTATTATCTTCATCCTCACCAGCGACGACATAAGTCGATTCTCTTAAAGGTCTTGGTGCATAAAGATGTGAATACTCCAAAGATGAACTATCAATATTCTCATTAATAAATCCATCATCATCTGTCAAAGTATTAAAGTTTCTTTCAAATAGATTAATAGACCAAGTACGTAAAGTACAATCAATTTTTGAATCTAATCCAGCAGAAGTTACTGTTAATGAAGTAGATTCTGTATCGAAACCTACGCCACCATTTATAATTTTTACTTCTGCCAAAATACCAGTAGCTGGATCTATAACAGGAGTAAGTCTAGTATTGCTCCCAGTTCCACTAACTACAATATCTGGAGGAGAATTATAACTATTACCTGGTGAATTAATAATAACCTCATCAATCTTCCCATTCTGAATAATTGGAGTTAAAATAGCTCCTTCACCACTAGAAAGATTAATTCTAGGTTGTCTATTAAAATTAAAGACTTCGGAAGCACCATATCCAACACCACCAGAAGTTAAATCAACAGATTCAACAGAACCCCTGAAAATGGGTTGAACTTTGGCTACAAAATCTTGACCTGTACGAATATTAACTCCAATATTACCCTCAACACTTACTGTTATAGGTTCGTAATTAAAAGTTCCATCTCCAACAGAAATAAGATCTACCTTAATATCATTATCATAGTAATATTTGAAATCTGTTACTCCTGTCCCTACAAGAGTTAAACAGAATACATTATTATCAACCTTCTTAACATAATATTTTTCATTAGCAGATAATCCTACAATAGGTGTGCTACCAGGAGAATACTGAATAGTATCTCCACTAGAATATCCGTGATTTTTGATAGTAATCTTATCGAGAGCTGTACTAATACCTGTAGATACAACTTGCCTCTTTCTATTCTTATATCCTCTACCAGGATTAGTAATAACAATATTAGATACTATTCTCTTCCTAGAAGATGATTTAATATTCTGTACACCAGATCCGAAAGAAACAAGATCTACAGTATTAATACCAACTCTAGAATCATCTGGACTGGTATAAAGCTTAATGGTGTAATTGTCTACAATTCCAATATAATAATAGTTATCAGTAGTGAGTCCAACAACTCCTGAAAGATTATTGGGATCATATATTACCCTCTCATTATCATCAAATTTATGGAATGTAGAGAATCCAATAGTATTATTAGCAATACTAACATCCCCACCATTCCTCTCAGCATTAAATGAAGGGCTGTGAATAACAAATGCCATATTGACTGAAGCCGCAGCATCTTCAATAGGATTGCCACCAGTAATCCTAACAGTAGGAGTATTTACATAATCATAACCAGTATCTAATAATTCTAATCTTTCAAGTTGTCCTTCTACATCGCAAATACCAGTAGCACCAGTTCCAACAGCATCTTGCACAATTAGAATAGGAGGATTGATAATATCATAATTTTTTCCGCCATTTGTTACATCAAATGACTGAATATCTCCATAATATAAAGAATTTCTGGATTTATAGTTAATAATTTCAGCGCCATTAATTAAAATACCAGTATATCCTGGATCTGTCTCATAAGTCCCACTTTTATTGACTGGTTCTGCAATTTCTCTATAAATTCCTTGAGGAGCAAGATATTTTAAGTAAAAATCATAGTAGCAAAACTTATTATCAGACACTTCCCCAGCTAATTTAAGGTATTTTCCTCCAAAAATATCAGATTTACTGTTAGATAACTTAATATCAGTAGAATTTATCCTTTTTACGTAATAAACACCAGCATCTATGTCATCAAATTTACTTTCTGACTCAAAAGTAAGAACAACTCCATCAGAAGTTACTGAAGTAGTCCTAATAACTCCTGGTTCGTAGAAAATTGCATCACCAGTGTAGAATCCATGATCAGTTCCAGAGGTTAAAGTGAGAGTTTCAGAGTCACTTTGTGATGATCCATTAAAAGTGACTACTTTATTATAGGCATTTAATGGCAAATTTGGATAATTCGGTATAGAATTGGAAGCAACAAGTACTTCTTCATCAAAATTTACATAAGTATTTTGTACATTTGCAAAGAAATCTTTAATTTGAGTATATTTTGAAGAATCTCCCTTCAAAATATCATTTCTAATAGTAAAATTCTTCCCGACATCTATCAAACCTGATAATCTTATGATGAATTTAGTACTAGAAATAATTCTTGATACTGATCCTGATGTTTTTTGATCAGAATCATCAATCAAATTGACAAAATAACCAGGTTGTAAGAATTGATCATCATAAGTAACTACTTCATAACTTCTCTCAGAAGAGTCAAGAAGTACAATACTCTCTACTACCCATTTTGTCTTAACATTAAACTTCCAATTTTTGGATTTTTCAAGATCGGACTCTTTTCCTAAGGACTGAATCCTAACAGTATCATCTTTATTATAAAATTCTGATGGTCCATTTACCTTAAATTCAGTTAAAGTTGAAGTTATTCTGACTTGAATGGATTGTCCAATACCAACAGTAGCATAAGAAAAATCATCCCATCTAATATTAGTAGCTTCAGGAATAATGGCACTTACTCCACTTACACTTAAAAACTGTGTAGAGTTAGTTCCACTGTAACCCATACTTACCGAATTACCATCCGCATCATATCCTACAATTTTTCCACTCCACGGGAACCCAATTGTTGAATCTACGTCAACAATTGTAGCTCCGATAGAAACTGCATTCAATGCTTGGGTCTTCGGATTAGGTTGAAAGTCCCCATAAATGGATCCGAGAGTGTCAATATCCCTCTGATATCCAGAATCTACTGAAATTTGGTAATAATCACCTTCCGAATACTGAATTTTTTTAACATTTGTAACTGTTCCCCTAGAATTTGAAGAATCTTGGAAAATTGTTCTATTTTTTAAGTCTAAAACGTTGCCATTTACGGATTCAACAACAAAATCTTGAGTAACTCTATAATCTGCATTAGAGGGCTTAAGTAAAAACTTACTCGGCTTGATAATTTCTACTTCTTCGCCATATAATGCTCTAAAAAGTATCTTAAATGACTCATCCGTACCCTTCGATTTGTAAAAAGTGTCAGCACCGAAGATAAAATTCCTCTGATCAATATCAGAATGAAGATTTCTATCAGTAAATCCGGGAACAAACTGTCTTTTTATCTTCTTAAAGAATTCCTGTAAGAAAATAATGTTCAAGTTATGAACAACTGCTCCCTTAGTATGGCGCGCCTTCTTCGAAGTAGTAAAAGTGAGTTGATCTGCTTCAAATCCAAGATAAGTGGTAATACCACTAAATCCTCTATTACAATTTACAAATGTTTGATCAGTTTTATACTCATATTCTATAATTTCATCATCAATTTTAATTAAACCATCTGTTTCAGGAAAACCTTCAGTAAAATTACCATCTACAGATACAGTAACAGTTCTATCATTATAATGAAGGTCTTTTTCTAAAATCGTATAAGATTTGAGATTGACAAGTTCATCAACTTTGACGTATTGGTCAATATTTTGTATTAAATCGGCTGGCGCGCCTTGAAATTCTTGAGAAACGTAATATTTTTCTAAAAATTCTCCTAAAAGAGGAAAATCTTCTCTAACATATCGTGGAAGCTGACTCTGAACGATATCTTGGAATTTTACTCTATCTATTGACATCTACTGTTATCTTGTAAAAGTACCATTGGAGTAACTAGAAGTTACGTTATAATTACTACCTGAAATATCATCGCCAGATGCAATATTATCCGACTTCATAGTTACTGTTGAGAATCTAGTATCTAATTGTAGATAAAGATCCTGCAATCCAATAACATCATTAGAATAAGGAATAGTTGATATTTCTATAAGGGGCGCTCCTCTATTTACCACAGTAGAAAGAACCTTCATTGGGTTCATCTTAATTTCACCTTTCTTATAATTAATAATACCAATCTTCTTCTTAACAATAACTGGTTCTGCAAAAGCATCCAATTTGAATAGGAATACAGATCCAGTCAAAAGATCTTTATTAGGAAGATCCCCAAGATATACAGTTCCACTAATACCACTTACAGCAAATCCAGAAGATTTAATGTTATAACCATCTTCACTACCTACGTGGAATCTATTTCCATAACAAATCTCATATTCAGCAAAAATATTAAGAGCGGGTCTCAAATCTCTTCTCATATTAACTGTCGTAATGTTGGAAGTAATAGATGAATGACTATCATCAATAACTTTCAAGAATTTACTATATTTAAATCTTGCTCCAAACCTATTAAGTTCAGTAGAATCAGCATAATCTACAATATTATTTAAAATGATATCTTTTACATAATTGTAAGAAGGTGCCAGATTTGTATTATAATAAGCTGTAGTTTGTGTATCAATATATAAGTATTTTAAATCTACAACTTCACTTACAATACCAGCAACAGAATATCTCTTCAAATCCCTCTGAATATTTTCTTTAATTGTTGAAGAAAGATAAACACCATTTTCGGGTTTAATACTAACATAAACTTTTCCATACTGGGGAGGTTCTAAATCCTCTCCACCATAAGCAGATACTGATTCACATTCTGGATAGATTGAAGGAATAATAGCTTCATAATCTGATGCTGTCACAGCTCTATTTTGGGATGCGTAAATTTGAGGTGCATATTTCTTAATGGAGTTTACATCCTCAATAGATTTACCACCATAAGATGTTGTATATGTGGAAACTGTTGAAACTCCTTTCGTAACAGCTCCACCATTATTG